CGCTGCCAGGCGGCAAAGTAGCCAAGGGATCTACGAGGATCGTCAGCAGGAACAATCTGCGGAGAACCGTAATGATTTCCAACTACCGTCCCAGCTGGGAGGCCGGTTCTAGCTGCATTAGTGGGAGGCATTACACCAACCGGGAGGCCGGTTGGACCTATATGCGGTGTTATTGTTCTTGGAAGCTGTAAAGGGCTGAATGACCAATTAGGTGGAGGAACCATGCCACCACCATGAAGGCCGGTAGTTGTGTCGCGCCAGATCACTCTAGTGCCAGGAGGTAAAGCAGCAGTTTGAGCTATAATTTCCTCCCTAGTTGCCTCAATAATAACAGCTGTAGGGTTGGCAGCAGCCAATGCGCTTAGGTTATCAAAAGCTTTAGGCGCTAACCTACGAGAGTTTGCCAGATCCCTTGCAGATCTAGGGTTAACTTTGTTCTCTTTTTCAATTTCTTCGGGCGTCGCAGAGGCCTCTGTAAGATCGGCGGCCCCAGCAGCGTCAGCCCCAAGGGCTGCGCGGACGACCTCGCCGGCAATTTCTTCAGCGGTTCCTCGCAGCTTTTTCGATCTTGCGGTCCGCATGATCAAGTTGATGTCTTTTTCATCAAGTGTTTTTCCGCGGGTGACTGCGTGAATTTCTGCAAGAACAGCGTTGCGCAGATCTACGTCGTTAGGGGGTGTATACTCCTTGGTGTTCTTTATTTCGCCGGCAAAGTATTTGTCGTCTGCTGCAGTCCTGGCTGCAGTAACCTTATCAGACTCTGCTTTGGCATCAGCGTCTGACTTGATCTTGTTAGCAGCATCAATCTTAGCCTGGGCTGCATCTGCCTTAGCTTGAGCGTCAGCTTTCTCGGCAGCCTGGCCGTCCGGGGTAAGCTTATAAATGTTCGCAACAGATGAGTCAGCGCCACCCAGGCGGGAATTAATTTCTGCCAGGCGACCAGCTTGGGCTTGTGTCAGCCCTCCGGTCCTGGCCGCCTCAGCCATGATCCGACCCTTCTCCTCTAGAAGCCCCCTGTTTAGCTTAGCCTCTGCCAAGCGATCGTTATCATACAGAGTCCTAGCCTCCCTGGCTGCTGTTTCTGTTTTGTGATCTTTTAGCCTTAGTGTGTTTAGCTCCTCGGTTTGCTGAAACTGTCGGGCCTTAAATTGCTGCTCCTGGTCCGGCATAAACAGCTTGGCGATGCCTACGGCTGCGTCAGCCCAGGGATCCTGGCGCTGCTGCTGCCGTTGAGGAGTGTATCCAGAATAGTCTGCCATAAATTATACGGATCCTGCGGCCCACTTAACAGGGGTCCCAAGGTTAAACGAATTAATAGCCGTGTTGGTAGACGGGACGTATCCAAAGTCAGCCAGGTTTCCGGCTACCCTCCCCGCAGTTGCGTTTATGCCAGCGCTGCCGGCAGCAGAACTAGCAGCAGCGTAGCCGCCGGCGACCATGCCGATCTTCTGGAGAATGTCGCCGACGGTCTTAAGGCTGTCGCCTCTATGGCTAGCATAGTCCATCTCGACGCCGTGAGCGCTGGAAGATCCCTTCATAAAGTCTCCGACGACGCCGGTGTTCACCCTGGCGCGCGCGTTCTTAACCGCAGTAGCGTTAGTAGCGTCGCCAAAGCCGGCCAGGACAGCCTTGTTCCTAGCGTCGATCGCGGACCCCATCTTGCCGGCTGCGCCACGCGCAGCTGACTCGTCGGCCACAACCTGGGGTGCTTCAGCCCCATAAGAGGATGCAACCTCAGCTCTTTTGCCGCCGGCCAGATCGGCCGTGTATGCCGCGTCGCGCTTGGCGGCTGCACCTGTCTCTGCAGCTACCCGGTTTTTAGCGGAGTTAGAGGACAGAGACTCTGAAAAAATTGCGTTAGCCTCATCGCGCAGGGCTCCCTGCCGGATGTTCTCAGCTGCCTGGGCTGAGCCCATGGCGCGCTGGGCCTTCTTCTGGCCGGCGATTGAAGCTGCTGTGCCGGCCGCGGAAGCGGCGATCGCGATGGTGGTAGGTTCGCACATTGTTATTTAATTATGCGTTCGCCGCCCCCGGACGATTGGTTTTTAGGACCGGCAAACAGGTTGCCAAGGCCCGTGTCCGGAACACTAAGCCCGAATTGACCGGCTGCTAAAGGAGCTGGAGCTCCAGGCGCTACCGGGGTTGATCCAGGTCTGACGGCTTTTAAGGCAGCCAGCTCGCTACGCATAGCGGTGTTTTCCCTGGCGGCTGCATTTACCTTTTCGGCAATAGGTCCAAACAAACCACTCGCGGTGCCGGGCATGCCGCCGCCGGCCTTAGCGTTTCTAATGGCTTGTCCCATGACGCCCGTTACGCCTGCTGCCATCATACACATTACTTTATAATCCTCTCGTTGCCCGGTGAATAAGATCCAACGGTAGGTTGGGAGAAGCCAAAGGCCCGGAGGCCCATGGCGTTGCGATCATTTACGCCGGCTTGGTTTGCTGCACCCAGCAACCCGGTAGTATTGGAAAATAGCTGCCCCAGGGCCGATGTGGTGGGCTGGTTGTTCTGGATCGCTGCCCTGGACAGGGCGCCCTGGGCCGCAGCCTGGGCGTCGCCGGTCATATTAAGCTGGCCGACTAGATCAGATCGCTCGCTTTCAATGCTGTTACGCGCGAGCTGGCTAGACTCCAGGGCCTTATTACGCGCTTCGACGCGGGCCGTATCTGTCTGCTTATTGATCTCCGCGACGTTACGGGTCTTTTCGCTGGAGTCAGTAAGACCGGATCGCGCCAGGTTATAAGCCAGGTTAGTGTTAACCTGTTGCAGCTGATCTGCGATCTTAGGCTTGGCGTCAGCCATGTATGCGTCCTCGCGCCTCTTAAAGTAGCTGTCGTCGAACTGCTTGAACGTAGTGTCGATGTCACCCATGCCGGTCTTAATGCGAGCCTGGCGGGCTTGCTCATCAGCGCGGGCCATGCCGCCGTAGTCTGGTCCAGATGATCCGCACATAATGTTAGAGTGTTTTTATGGGTTGGTTTAGCCAGCTGAAAAGAATGAAGTCCTCGCCGTTTTTCCCGTAGCTCTTAACTTCCGACTCTTTGTCGGCGCCAAGCATGCGCAGCCAGGCATGAGCCACGATGTGCTGCGCGGATGAGTAACATTGAGCGCGATGTATGCCGGCGTCAGCCATTCCCTGGGGCAGCGCGCGCTTAACAAACTTGGTAACAGAGAGTGAAACCTCCTGCCATTTGTCGGTAGCAAACATCCATAGCGACCAGACGCCGTCCCACATAGGCACAACGCCCAGGGCCGCGATGGGAACTCCGTCGTCGTTCTTTGCGATCCATCCAAGCTCCGGGACGATCATAATAGCATCAACCAGGTGCTCCGGGTTCTCAGTCCAGCGCGTCGCGTAGATCTCACGGCGATCCATGTCGCGCATGTTGTCGCAGATATACAGGAGATCCGGCGCGTTGAGATTAACCAGCTTCATGCTTAGAGTGTTGGTCGTCGTAATGGACGATCGCGTTAGCCAGCTTAGCGTAGCCGGGGTGTGAGTTGGTAAGCTTAAGGCCGATATGGGTTCCGTAGCCGGATACCGGTATGCGCCCCAGGGCGAACGTAGGCTGCTGCATGGTCGCGATCTCGTCCTTTGCGTCCGGGTTGGTATAGTCGAAACCAATGTAAACCGTCCACTTGCCCTCAACGGTAACGTCCAGGCCATTGACGGATTTAAACGACGCCGGCTTATTGGCGTCCAGGTAGGGCATCTCGACTGTTACCGGAGAGCTGTCGTATACGTTACCGGACAGGCCGCCGTAGACAAAGATCTGGTTGCCGGCTAAAACTTGTTCTTCATTTCCAGCTGCAAATAGCGAGATCTGGGGGGCGGCGCTACGCGCGTAAACCTTGTTCTCCATGGACGCAAGCTCCTGGACCTGGAAGCCAGGCTCGTATTCAGACCAGGCATTGATGCCGGACCCGGAGAAGCTGGACAGGACAAATAGCTTAGATCCCAGGGACAGCCAATAGCGGCCGTCCTCCGGCTCGATAATCGACTTGGCGTTATACTTGTCGGCCTCAGTCATGGTCCGCATGTGGTCTATGACCAGCTGATCTACCGGGGAGCCAATGTCATTGGCATAGGCTGCGTCGGTGTTCTCGCGGGCGCGCAGGGATCTGATCCCGTTGTCGGCCAGGTAGAACATATCGACGGCGCCAACGGAGGCGACAGAGCCAGGCGCCAGGCAGCCGGTGTTATCCAGGATCTGCTTCTGCGCGTTAGACGCCGGGTCCGGGTCAAAGAACCAGAGCTGGCAGTTACGCCGGGTAAAGATGGCCACATAACCCTGGTAGGCGCCAAACCCGGTAAGGTCCTCGCGGCCGCCAAAGTTATTGGACATGTCAATAAACCCGGAACCTAGCTCATAAGTGCCCCACTTGGTCGCATCGTTAAGCTTAGAGAAATAGAGGGTAGATCCGGCTGCGACATATTCCTTGCCCTTGTATGTGGCAGAAAAGTTAGGCTGAACGCCGCCGACGCGGTTGAAGCCGAACTGATACGGCTGACTAGGTGACGCCGGGTCTACGATGATGATCGAATACTTGTCGCCTGGGGTAAA